GAACACGCCGCTTTGGCAGTTCTGATCAACCGTGTTGCTAACTTGATCGCTCAGCGTACACGTCGTGGCGCTGGTAACTGGGCTGTTGTTTCTTCAGCAGCATTGACTGTTCTGCAGTCAGCAACAACTTCAGCTTTTGCACGTACCACTGAAGGTACATTTGAAGCACCTACCAACACCAAGTTTGTTGGTACACTGAACGGCGCAATGCGTGTGTTTGTTGACAGCTATGCTGCTGACACTACACCTGTGCTGGTTGGCTACAAAGGTTCTTCAGAAGCAGATGCAGCAGCATTCTACTGCCCATACATTCCTTTAATGTCAAGCGGTGTTGTTCTGGATCCAACAACATTCGAACCAGTCGTGTCATTTATGACTCGTTATGGTTACATTGAGCTTACTAACACAGCAAGCAGCTTCGGTAACGCAGCTGACTATCTGGGTGAGATCGCTGTTTCGAACCTGTCGTTCTCCTAATCAGAGAGCAATCCAAATCAAAAAAGCCCTGCAAAGGGCTTTTTTGTTGGCTATACAATTGAAATACTTTTAACTGTTTGATGTTGATCAATCATTCGCATGATAACATCACGTGGCTGATGCTGCTGTAGTTTGGCCACAGTGATTGCACCCAATGCAAGTTTTGGATCATGCTTTTTATATCCCAGGGTTGAAAACATATCTGCGTTTTGATCAAAGTATGTCCAAATTTGATTTTCAACTTGATTGAAATAGTTGGCGTCGTGTGATGTAAATCTCACAGTAAAATCAAATGCAAACCAGTGCTGCGGTTTGAATGCCTGGGCGGAGATGTAGCGATCATTATCATGCCATAAGTCATATAGCGGTTTACCAATCTCACAATAGTTCAATCTAAGATCGCCCCATTCCTCAGCCAATGTAAAATGCTGAAAGTCTGTGTCGTGGATAGATTGTCTTCCGGGCTTGTTTCTCCAGGTCATTACAAATCTTGGTATGTCACCAAGGCTTTCGTAACGATGTATCCAAATATTTAAATCACCCAGTGCTTGTTGAACTTCAGTGGGCGCATTAGAATAAAACTGGTTTGTTATCTGCTGATCATATAATCCATGATAACGCTCAAAGATATTATGCAAATAGTTGAGTTCATCTTGAGTAATGCTAGAAGATTTGGGTACAATAATTAATCCAGGACTGTATGCATTGATAGTCTCGCACAATTGCTGTATTTTTTTGGCAGTGGATTCTTGATTCCACACGGTATTTGGAAAATTATAAAATCGTTGAGGATCGTCCCAAGGCTGATTATGTTGTACAAATGTATTGACCTCTTGATGCCAGCGATGAGCAATTGGGATATCAACTAAATCAAAGTACAACTCATAATCAGTTGTGTGATTTGTCAGAGTAAGAGTAATCATAGATATAGTTATTGTACTATAAAAATATCAAAATGTCTATAAATACATTGTCCGCAATAATGCGGCTTATGCGGTATTAACCCACCGCGTAGTGGTTAGAACCCACATCGGACTTCTTTAAGGAGAAAACAAATGGGACGTCCTCTCAAAATTCAAAAATATTCTACTAATTCAGGTGTTGGATCGCCAGGCGCAGCAGTGGGAATTGACATTGGCTTTCCTAACTTTGGATCATTGACTGATCCAGAATTCAACGTCAATCCTACCACACTCAGCAATGCTGACTATCTTGGTGTAGTTGGTGGGTTGCGTACCACTGCAACGTCAGCAACCAATCCTATTGTTAAATGTATTGTTAACATCACTAACAGTGTCACAGGGGTAGATGATGGTATTATTTTGCGCCAAAAAGGGTCACACAAGTTTTTAGTGGCCACCAATACCGCTATTGACCCTGCCACCGCCGTGGTTGGAGTAAGTGTTCGCATTGCAACATTAGGCGACACTAACTGGCTGGGCATGGGTGCGCCAGTTGGTGCTGTAGTTGGAACAATTTTCCAAGTCACAGCAGTCGCAGGTGCAGGCACCACAGGCACTTGTCAAGAAGTTGGTGTCTGCGTGTTAGACAATGATGCAACCCCAGCCGCTGGTCTTATGGCCATTGGATTCTCAGTGGGCGATTCAACTATCACTTACATCAGCAAATTAACCAACAAGTGGTTACTTGACTGGACTGGTGGCAACGGATACACACAATCTGACATTACCAATGATGTTCGTTATGTGTCCAACTTCTTCACTGATGAGGGAACTGTTATCAAGTCTGGTACTGCTGATACTACAGTTATTCCAGGTCAAGTTGAAAAATGGACTAGCTAATTTTAGCTTACTCCCCCATCCTCCCTGGAATACATACAGGGAGGATTTTTTATGACTACTGCATTTTGTTTGGGAAATGGCGTCAGCCGGCAAGGACTTGATTTACCACGATTACAAGAACACGGGCCAATTTATGGGTGTAATGCCCTGTACAAAGAATATGAGCCAGATGTGCTGATAGCAACTGATCAGCCCATAAGCACACGTATTCAAGAATCAGGATACAGTGCTAGAAAAAGATTCTACACCCGTCGCTGTATCCCCGGGCGCGGTGCACATCAAATCTCTAAAAAGTATTACGGAAACAGTTCTGGTCCTGTGTGTGCTAGTATCGCAGCCGAAGATGGGCACGATACCATATACCTCATAGGGTACGACATGGGTCCAAACTCAGATGGTAAGTTTAACAATGTTTACGCAGGCACAGAATTCTACAAACGCATAGGCGATCTTCCTACATTCACTGGTAATTGGATCAAGCAGATACGAGCTGTGACCACAGATTTCCCCATGATTTCCTGGATCAGGGTGTGCGGGCCAACTACCCAACGGCACCCAGAATTAGATGGGATAAAGAACCTCAAACATCAGGACATTGCGCTGTTCTTGGATAGCATAAATAATCAAAAGGAATAATCAATGCCTACTATTAAGCGTGTCTCTGGCAATTTAGAGATTGTAACTCTAGGACCAACTAGTAACATTAGTATGTATACCGGTACATTAAATGTAGTTGGTAATATCCAGTCAACAAATTTATTGGTTTCAAATGTTGTATCTTTTCCCACTGCCAACATCACAGCAAACAACATCACAAGTAATACTATTACTTCAGTGGGAAATTTTATCACCACCGGTACGTTTATTGGTGATGGGTCAGGATTAACCAACATTCCAGCTGGGAATGCATCAGCTAATCGTATTCAGAATGGTACTTCCAAAGTTGACTTGCCCAATCTTTCAGGTAATATCCAAATGGATGTTGCTGGCGTAGCCAATGTAATGTTACTGACAACATCCGGGGCAATATTACCAGGTAATGTTACAACAGGCAATATTTTAACCAACAACTATTACTTTGCCAATGGAGTACCGTTTGTCAGCGGTGGAACTGTAAAATTTGATGCGCAAAGCACAGCACCCACTGGTTCAACTGCTGGAGATTTTTGGTTCAACACCAACAACGGCATTGTTTATCAGTATGTTAACGACGGCGACAGCGATCAATGGGTGGATATCACAGGCATTGGTACACCTCCAGCTACTACTTCAACAGCAGCCAATACAGTAGTACAGCGTGACACTAACGGATCAATTACTGCAAATGCCATTGCTTGCTCCACTGCATCAGCAACTGGTAATATTGGTGCAGCCTATTTTGTTGGCAACGGCAGTCAGTTAACTGGCATCAGTGTTGACTCAACACAAATTATTTCAGGTACCAGTCTAGTTAAAATTGTAACTGCCAGCGGAAGCATTAATGCCAATGTGGCAGGTACTACAATAGCATCCTTTACCCCTGATGGATTCCAAGTTGGAAACATTGTAAATCAAAATGTCAGTGGTGTTGGCAATATTGGTAATTCATCAAATTATTTTAACAGGGTTTTTGCCACATCAACTTCAGCATTGTATGCTGACTTGGCTGAAATTTACGAAGCAGATGATGATTATGAGCCTGGTACTGTGCTGATATTCTTTGGTTCCAAAGATGTCACAACAACCAGACGTGATCATGATCCTAGAGTAGCAGGAGTAGTTTCTACTAATCCAGCGTATCTAATGAATACTAAAACTTCTGGCGTACCATTGGCATTGACCGGGCGAGTACCATGCAAGGTGCAAGGCCCCATTGCCAAAGGAGATTTGATTACCACCAGCGACACCCCGGGCGTGGGCCGGGTTGTTGACTCTAACTTTTGGGTTCCTGGCTGTGTAGTTGGTAAAAGTCTTGGAGTAATTGAAGATGACAGCATTCAAGTGATTGATATTGCTGTTGGGAGGTATTAATGGCATTTTTTCCTACAAGTCCAACCAACGGTCAACAAGCCAATGTTGGAAATATCACTTATCAATTCAACAGTACTGCCAATGCCTGGAATCGCGTCGGAACTACAGTTACGCAATTAATTGATGGAATCACTGTTAACATAACAGGTAATATCAATGCAACTGGAACTGGACAACAGACATTTGCAGGGCGAATCAGCACTGGTGGCAATGTAGCAGCTACCGGTAATATACTTGGTGCTAGTATGATTGCCAGTGGTGCTGTTATAGCCACAGGAAATGTCACAGGCGGAAATTTAACCACCAGCGGTACCACAGCAACAACTCTGCTTGATGTTGCTACTCAAATTGCTGTGGGAAGTGCCACAATCACACCTACACAATTATCAATATATAATGTTGCAGCCAGCAATGCTGTGACAGCACCGTATGGTGCATTGACTACTGTAATTTCGTCAAATGTAGTTACTACAACTATTTCCAGCAACACCGGTACGTTCACTGGTTTAGTAACTGCATCAGCAGGTGCTAATGTAACAGGAAATGTCAATGCTGGAAATGTCAACACAACTGGACTCATAGCTGCAACTGGCAACATTACTGCAACTGGAAATGTTGCAGGAACATATATTTTAGGCAACGGAGCATTGTTGACCGGTGTTGTAACTGGTGGCGGCGGTGCCGGAAATCGTGCCAATGTTGCTATTACCACTGCAAGTATAGCTAATGCCGCATATTCCACTAACTCTGTGACGTTGGCCAAAGGTTACACTATCTACAAAATTACTACCTCAGCAGCCAGTTGGGTTAGAGTCTATACCAATGTTGCAGCAAGAACAACAGATGCTACTCGAAGTCAAACAACAGATCCTCAACCAGGTGCAGGTGTGATTGCCGAAGTAATTACCACTGGTGCAAATGTTGTAGTGATGAGCCCGGCGACAATTGGATTCAATGATGAAAGTCCGGTCAGCAACACTATTCCTATTGCAGTGACAAATCTCAGCGGAAGCACTGGTACTATCACAGTGACATTTACCTACCTTGAATTAGAAATTTAACATGGCTATTAACATCAACAGTGATGCATCGGCAAGGGTATTACAGGAGCTAGGAGAGAATCCAGATCCAGTTGCACTGTTGTCACATGCTCGACAATATCTTGGGTACCAGGCACAGACAATATTAGATATTGAAGATCGTGTTAGATATGTAGTGACTCTTCATGACATTGATACCCAAAATAACTTCTACGATGAAATGGAAAGCCAAGGAACTCGTGGTTATGCCCCAGACCGAGTAGTTGAATGTGATGAACGTATGCCAACTCTTCGCAGCACAACATATTTGCTGTCAACGATAGAAGCAGCACTGCTAGAATTAGATCCTAGGGTAATGGCAGTTGAAGCACACCCTGAAGTGTCAGGACTTAAACCTAAGCCGCTTGGATATGAGTATTCTGCAAACTGGGATAAAAGTGGTGTTGTAACCTCAGAGATGAAGAATTGGGGACTACTACGTGCAGCCAACCGAGCGCAGATTTCTGGGTGGGGCAGCGACGGTACTGCTAACCAAGCTGCTCAGATTGTCACTACCAGCAGTGGTAAAAATATTGATGTTGTGGTATTTGATGGGAACATATTACCGGGGCACCCAGAGTACGCTGTCAACGCTGATGGTACAGGTGGCAGCCGAGTAAATCAAATCAACTGGTGGGCGTACAATCCTCAAGTCACTGGGCAAGCAGCCGGAACTTACAACTATTCTGCTGGCACAGAGGGCAACAACGGTCACGGCATACATGTGGCAGGAACCATGGCCGGAAATACTCAGGGATGGGCCAGCGACTCTACTATCTACAATATCAGCCCCTATGGTGAACAAACCAACGGAGTAACTACACCAACAACGGCACAGCTTGTGGCCTACATTAGATACTGGCACAACAGTGTCAAAGGAATAAATCCCGCCACAGGTAGAAAAAATCCCACAGTGGTAAACATGAGTTTTGGGCTTCAATCAAACTATTTTGTTGGCCCAACATCAAACGCATCGTTCCCGAATGTTAGGGATATAAATTATCGAGGAATTGCTACCACTTATCCTGCATCGGCTCCTGCTGGGCAAACTGCCATACAGGCCACATACAACGGAAGATGGGCAGCCCAGACATTTTTAAATAATGGTTTTAACTTATACCCTGAGTATTATGATCTGTATGGAATAGTTTTGATTTTTTCTACTGGTCAAGACACTGCAGCAGATCAGGCAATTGTTGACAGTATGAACGCTAATGAAGGAATCATCTGGTGTGCGGCTGCTGGAAATAACTGGGATCTAGCTGGCATGAACAGTGATAGTCCGGACTACAACAATACAAATAATTTTTTAGCTGGTGTACTCCTTAATGTGGTACCCATCTATCAAACCAGATATCCATATAGATTGTCAACTCCAGCATTTGCAGCCACTGGTACTCCAAACACTAATTCTTGGAAAAAAGTCATGGTCACCGCAAACATTGGCACTTTGACTAACGAAGCAGTAGATGGCACATCCAGTGTGGGCAGTGGCTGCGACATCTGCAGTCCAGGTACTCAAATTATGAGTGCATATAATTCTGGAGTTTCAGACCCTAGGAATGCTGCCTACTTTCTACAAAAATTAACTGGAACCAGCATGGCCAGCCCTCAAACTGCTGGTCTTATAGCCTGCATGATGGAACAATACCCAAACTCCACACAGATGGAAGCACGTACATACATTAAAAACTTTGCCAACAACGGGGTAATGTTTGATTCCAACATTCAATGTCCGCCTAATAATCCTGTTCTTAGCCTGCGCGGCGCTCCTAATCAGGTAGCAACCTATTATCCTGATCGACCCCCTACAGGAAATCCTTGGCCGCAGGCAAGATCGTGGCTAAGACCTGCTAGCGGTTCTGTGTATCCTCGACCCACAATACAACGCCGTAACGTGCAATTTTAACGGTGTACCCCACATTCCAACGTCAAAATGTAGTATAAGTTTTTCGCTAAATATAGCGGGAAGCTAAAAATATGTCACAACAAATTATTAACGTTGGAAATCAGCCTGATAATGGCGATGGTGATCCGTTACGCACCGCGTTTATCAAAACCAATGACAATTTCACAGAAATCTATTCTGCTGGCCCAGTGGGCAGCAACATTGCTATTGCAAATAATACGATTTCTACGTCTCAGATCAATGGTAACATCATACTAGGACCCAAAGGTATTGGAGTAGTTCAAACCAACGCCACGTTTATGCCCAGAGTAGATGACGTGTACGATCTTGGCACACCAACTCTACGATTCAATACTTTATACCTAGGCACCGGTGGGTTTGATACCATTGGTAACGTCTCTGCCAACTACTATTATGGAAACGGTCGTTTACTGACTGGGGTAGTGGCAGAGTCAGCAAATAATATTGTGTTTGGGAATACCACAGTTTCCATTCAGGAGGCCAACGGAAACATTGTTTTTAATGTTCGCGGTATCAGTAATGTTATCACAGTTACACCCACAGCAGCAAATATTCAAGGAAATTTAAATGTCACCGGAAATATCACAGGTAATATTCCTGCTCCAGGTGCAAACACTCAGGTATTATTCAATGATTCAGGCAGGGCCAATGGTTCATCGGCACTGACATTTAACAAAGCATCAAACGTATTCACCAATACTGGTAACATTGTTGCTGGTAATTTTATTGGAGCTATACCAGCCAGTACCAATCAACTTTATGTTGCCAAGAACGGCAGTGATTCCAACAACGGTGGATTCAATACACCATTTTTGACTATCAAAGCAGCAATGGCTGCAGCCACGGCAGGCACTGCAGTTCATGTGGCGTCAGGCAGCTACACTGAGAATAATCCTATAACGATTCCGGCAAATGTTAGTTTAATTGGCACTGACTTAAGAACAGTCTCAGTGATACCACAGACACCTGCATTGGATCTTTTTTATATGACCAATGCCACTTATGTTTGGGGCATTACTATTAGAAATTATTTGGCCAATGGATTCAGCTACGATCCTGCGACACCTGCCCAGAATGTATTTGTCAGTCCGTATATACAGAATTTAACCAGTGCTACTACCACAGGTACTGCAGTTAAAATTGATGGTAGTTTAACTAGTGCAATTAGTACCAAAGCAATGATTGTGGGATTTTTCACAATCATTAATCGTGGCGGGAGAGGAATTTACATACTCAACAGTGCCTATAGCCAATTGGTCAACATTTATACCATTGCCTGTGACGTTGGTATTAAAGTTGAATCAGGTGGGTTCTGTACTCTCAACGGCAGTGACTGTAGTATTGGAAATTATGGACTGGTGGCTGATGGTGTAGGAGCTCTACAGACTTCGGGGCAAACAGTGGGGTACAGTGTCAACGGATTGTTTACTATCAATAACTTGTCTAATGGTGTACCCCATGTCAATACAGTATTGAAAATTGCCGGTGATCCAGAATACTATACTATTGACACAATCATACCTGTCAGTGCCACTACGTCAACTGTGTTAATTCAAGAAGTATATGTGGCCAATCTTGCACCAAGCACTAACATTGAATTTTTTGTTCGGAGCTCAATCATAGCCAGTGCTCATACGTTTGAATATGTTGGTGCTGGCACTAACCCAGCAACTGCATTGCCTCAATACGGTGGAATCCCCATTGAAGAGAATGAAGTAATTGCAATCAACGGTGCAGTGGTAACATTTACAAGTACCGATCAAAAAGGTAATTTTAAAGTAGGGTCTGGTTTTACAATTAACCAAGCGCAAGGAACTATCGAAGGAATTTATTTTTACAAAGCCTTGTTTGCTCAAATGACACCCTACATCTTGGCCCTATCGGAATCATCATAAGTATTAGATAAGGAAAAATTATGGCAGGCGCATTAAATGTATTTAAAACAGTAAGGGTGAACTTGACCACCACAATGACACCAATCTACACACCGCCGTTGGGGTACGCCACGGTGATATTAATGGCTCAGGTTAGCAATATCACTGACAGCACCATCACTATTTCTGCCAATGTATCAAACGCTACAAGTTCAACTGCGTTGGTGAGAAATGCCTTGTGCCCAACCGGAGATTCTGTAACAGTTCTAACAGGACGATTAGTCTTGACATTTGGTGAAAATTTTGAGATTAAGTCTGCTGATCCAAGTTGTGGACAATTGACTTTGAGCTTACTAGAATCTTTGGCAGGATAATATGGCAAACGGACCAAAACTGCTCAGTGGCCGTGCTCCAGTCGTCCCGTTAAATCAGCTCACCAGTGATCGTTATCAATACCTATCACTAAGTCAAGCTGAACCTAATTTAGGTAACGGTGTTGCCAACAGTATCCTTACCATTCAAAGCAATGGCAATAGAGTGTGGGCAAACTCTATTACACTGACTACAGCAAATTTCAGCGGAAACGTTTCTGCGGCTTGGTTTATTGGTAACATTGATGCAACAAATATTAGATCACCAGGATCTAACACACAGATTTTATTCAACGACAACGGAATAGTAGCAGGTAATACTGCATTGACATTTAACAAGGCCACCAGTCTCTTGACAGTGGCTGGTGATTCAATCATTACCGGTAACTTAACTGTCCAAGGCAATGTCAACTACATCAATGTAACAAATCTTAACATACAAGATCCTATTGTAGGAATTGGGCGAGGCGCAAATAACACACCTTTGATTACCAATGACGGCAAAGATCGTGGCGAACAACTTTGGTATTATACCAGTAGCGAACGATCAGCATTTATAGGGTTTGACAACAGTGCTGCCAATCTATTGATGGCCATAGATGTCACAATCGCCAACGAGATAGTCACAGTCAACAACTTTGGCAATGTGACTATTGGTAATTTATCTGGGCAATCTATCATTGCCAGTGGTAATTTATCTGCAGTGAATATCACTGCCACTGGATTTGTCAGTGCCACCGGAAATCTTACATCAAGCGCCAACGTCAATGGTGGGAACTTAATCTCAAGCGGCTTGATATCAGCCACAGGAAATATCACTTCCAGTGCCAATATCATTGGTGGTAACATGTCAAGTTCTGGTAATGTTGCTGCAACTGGCAATGTCACTGGGGGCAATGTTACATCTGCAGGAATAATTTCTGCAACTGGTACTGTTAGTGGAGGCAATTTAAGCACTGCTGGACTTGCTGATGTTGGTAGAATACAATCCAGCGGCAATGCTGTTATTTCTGGAAATTTATCTGGTGCTAACATCACCACTGCGGGATTGATTAGTGCAACTGGTAATATCACCGGTGGTAATTTAGTGACCACAGGTATTGCCAATATTGCTACTTTGGCAGTCACCGGTAATGCCACTGTCAGTGGCACCACACAACTAACAGGCAATACTTCAGTAACTGCCAATCTCAGTGCAGGCAATATTACATCAGGCAATCGTATAGGTACTATTGATCTAAACGTAACCGGCAATGCCAGTATTGCTAATATTTCTGGTAACATCAACATCACCGGTAATATTACCGCCGGCGGTAACTTACAAGTGTTTAGTCTTACAGCCACAGCCAATGTCACAGGTGGAAATTTAACCACAGCCGGAACTGCCAACATTGGAAGATTAGAAGTAACTGGTGATGCAATATTCAAAGGCAATATCACCGGCAACGTCAATGTCACTGGCAATCTTACTACCAGTGGTAATTTAAACGTTGACAACTTATCATCAAACACAGTCACAGCAAATGCCAACATAACTGGTGGTAACTTAAACACAGACGGAACAGTTCTAGCTGTTGGTAACATTTCAGGCGGCAATATAATTGTAGCTGGTCAAGTGGTTTCTACCGGCAATGTTTTATCAACTGCCAATATCTCAGGTGGTAATCTAAATACACCAGGAAAAGTAACTGCTGATGGCAACATTTCAGGTGGCAATTTAACTACCCCAGGACAAGTTGTTGCAACTGCCAATGTCTCAGGTGGTAACTTAACTACACCAGGAAAAATTGATGCCACTGGCAATATTACAACGAGCGGTAATGTCAGTGCTAATTTCTATCAAGGTAACGGCTACTTTCTAACTGGAATTATTACTTCAGTTGCCAACATCAACAATGGCAGTTCAAATGTAAGAATTGACAGTAGTGGTGGTAACATCCTGGCCAACGTAGGTGGTGTTGCCAATGTTTTTGCTATCACAACTGTGGGTGCCAATGTCACCGGCAACCTTGCTGCAACTGGTAATGTATTTGCTCAATATTTCCTTGGAAATGTTGTTGGTAACATTTCTGGTAACATAACAGTAGGCGGGGCAAACACCCAGGTTTTATTCAACGACAATAATTTACCCAACGCCACAGCAGGGTTTACTTTTGACAAAGCCACCAATGCAGTGACGATGGCCGGAAATGCAACATCAGCTAATTTTACCACAACTGGCACAGCAAACATTGGTACTCTTGAAGTCACCACTCTTGCCAATATCAAATCTACAACTGCAGCAACATCAACCACAAGTGGTGCACTGCAAACTGCAGGTGGGTTGGGAGTAGTAGGTAATGCCTATATTGGCGGATTGGTGTCAGTAACTGGTAATGCCGCAGTTGGTAATTTAACCACAACTGGAATTGGTAACATTGGTACCTTGGCAGTTGTTGGCAATTCCACTGTTGGTGGAACACAAACTGTCACTGGAAATATCACAGGTGGAAATTTAAACACGGCTGGCTTAGTATCAGCTACTGGCAATGTAATAGGTGGCAATTTAACCACAGGTGGCTTAGTATCAGCTACTGGCAATGTAATAGGTGGCAATTTAACCACCACGGGAGTTATCAATTCCACAGGTAACATCACCGGTGGAAATATAATCAGTAACGGAATAGTCAGCACCAACAACGTTGTTGGCAGTTTATCCAATGTTACAGTCACCGCAGGAAGTTACGTAACAACATTTGACAATACCGGAAATGTAACGTTTCCGGGCAATACAACCGCTACCAGTAATGTCATAGGTGGCAACTTAACCACAGGCGGTCAAGTTGTTGCTACCGGCAACGTCACTGGCGGCAATGTTGGCACAGGCGGCTTGATATCAGCAAGTGGCAATATCACCGGAGGCAATTTAAACACAGGTGGCTTAGTATCAGCTACCGGAAATGTTACAGGTGGCAATTTAATTACCACAGGTATTGCTAATATCAGTACACTGGAAGTCACTACTCTTGCCAATATCAAATCTACGACTGCTGCAACGTCAACTACAAGTGGCGCACTAAAAACTGCAGGCGGATTGGGCGTAGCAGGCAATGCCTACGTTGGTGGATTGATTGCAGCCACTGGTAACGTCACAGGTGGCAATTTAATTACCACAGGTATTGCCAACATTGGTACCTTGGAAGTAACTGGGCCAGCTGCGGTAACTGGTAATATCACTGGTGGTAACTTAACAACCACAGGTATTGCCAACATTGGTACTCTGGCAGTAACTGGTACTAGTAGTTTTGCAGGAAATGTAACTGGCAATTTAAATGTCACTGGCAATATCGCAGGTGGTAATTTACTTACACCTGGCCGAGTTGTTGCTACCAGCAACGTTATAGGTGGTAATCTAACAACCGCAGGTATTGCCAACATTGGCACACTAGCAGTCACTGGTAACGCCACAGTAATTGGCAATACGTCAAGTGGTAATATTTCAAGCGCAGGCAATATCAATGCCACAGCCAACGTCGTTGGTGGAAATATTACCACTGCTGGAATCGCCAACATTGGCACGTTAGAAGTCACTGGCACTGCCAGTGTTGTTGGTAACACATCAAGCGGTAATATTACCACTGCTGGATTAATTAATGCCACTGGAAATGTAATAGGTGGCAATTTGACCACAGGTGGCCAAGTTGTTGCCACTAGCAATATCATTTCTACTGCTAATGTAATAGGTGGCAATTTAACCACAGCTGGCCTAGTATCAGCCACTGGCAATGTCATAGGTGGTAATTTAACCACCGCTGGTAAAGCTAATATTGGAACTTTGGAAGTAACTGGGGCAGCCACTGTCACTGGTAACGTAACAGGTGGCAATCTTATCACCGCAGGGTTGATCAATGCCACAGGTAACATTATTGGTGGCAATCTTGTCACAGCCGGCATAGCCAACGTCACAGGGAATATCTATGGCAATAATATTATTGCTAGATCCAACGTTGAAGTTTTGGGCAACAAAATTGATTCAGGCACCACAACTAGTTTGTTGTTTACGCCTGGTAATGTCAGTTTTGTGTCTGGTAACATCATTGTTGACGGGAATTACATTTATGGATTAAACGGCACTGGTGCGCTTAATCTTTTTTACAACGGCGAAAACGGCAGTGTTGGGGTTGTCAACAATCTAACAGTTGGTGCTGATGGGGTAGGAAATCTAACAGTACAAGGCCTAAGTAATCTAGCCGGTAATACCAGTGTCACAGGCACACTGAGTGTGACTGGTAATGTATCTGGCGGAAATATTACCACCGCAGGATTAATCTCAGCCACAGGTAATGTCACAGGTGGCAATCTAATTACCAGTGGTCAAATTGTTGCTACTGGTAATATCAATACCACAGCCAATGTTGTTGCTGCCAATGTAGTCACTGCCAACATCAATAGCAGTGGTGGTATTTTGATCACCACAAGCGGTAATAATAACATTGAGTTGAATCCTGGCGGCACTGGTAACGTTGTGTTGGACAACAACTATATCAATAGTCTTGCTGATCCTGTACAAGATCAAGACGCTGCTACAAAATTCTATGTTGATACTTTAGTAACCACAGGTATCGCCTATCATGAACCGGTTGTTGCTGCTACAATATCTAATCTAGCTGTGGCCACCAGCGGTACCATTACCTATGCACAACCCAATGGTGTTGCCAATGGTGTTGGTGCAACAATTACCACCACTGGATCATTTAACTTAATTGATACTGCCAACATTCAAACTGTGGGCACACGGGTGTTGGTCAAAGACGAAGGCAATGCCGTGCTCAATGGTGTTTACACCTGGGCCAACTCTTTGGCAATTGTACGTTCTGTTGACGCAGATCAATACGGGTCAAACAGTTCTGAATCATTTGGTATCAACGATTATTTTTATGTACAAAGCGGTAATGTCAATGCTGGCTCGGCTTGGATAGTTAACTCACCATCTGGAACCATAACATTTGGCACCAGCAACATAACTTTTGCTGAATTTAGTCAATCTCAGATTTATACTGCAGGCAACGGTATTGATATCAATGGTGGCATCATATCAGCTAAGGTTGATAACAATACCACTGCGTTTGACGGCACTGGAAATATCATTGTCAAAGCCGGTGCAAATCTAACAACGCCAAATATTGGTGCAGCTACTGGTGTGAGTTTGACTACAACTGGCAATATCACAGCCAACAATATCTCTGCCAACAATTCTCTATCTGCCACAACAATTAACGCAACAGGAAATATCACAGGCGGAAACATCAACAGCAATGGACTTGCCAATATTGCTGGCACTGTGGCAACTGGAAATCTCACTGTCACTGGTTTTGCCAACGTCTCAGGTAATCTAAGTGCAATTGGTAATATGCGTGTTGGTCAAGATTTGAGTTTTACTGCTGCCTATGCCAATCTTCAATACGCAGGTACTGCCAACAGTTATGTTCAATTGGTTGCTCAAAACAAAGACAACGGTTCGGCAGCAAGCACAGACTTTGTGGCCACAGCCGACAACGGCACTGACGCAGATACCTATATTGACCTAGGTATCAACAGTTCAGGATACAATCAAGCTGGGTTTGGATTACAAAAGGCCAACGACGGTTATTTGTATGTGGCAGGAAATACCGCAACTGGCGGCGGCAATCTAGTACTCAGCACATTAGAAAACAACGATATTATTTTCTCAACTGGTGGTGCAGACACCGGGGATGAACAAGGTCGATTCCAATACGGCAATGGATTCAAAGTCACAGGCAACATTTATTCTACCGGCAATGTACGTGCGCTGAACTTTATTGGTAATGTTGTGGGTAATATTGTTGGTAACATTACAATTCCTGGCCCAAATACAGGTGTGGTATTCAACGACAACGGCGTTGCAAACTCTTTAATAGGGTTTACGTATGACAAATTTACCAATCAAGTTGCAGCAGCTGGCAATATCACTGCCAATGGTAACGTCAGCGGAAATTATATTCTTGGCAATGGTCACTTTTTAACTGGTGTCATCACCAGCCTGGCTATCATCAACAGCGGCACTTCAAATGTACGCATTGATGGTGCAAATGGTAATATTCTTGCCAACGTCAATGGCACTGCCAATGTAATGGCTATTTCCAACACTGGGCTTGTTATCACTGGAAATGTAACATCAAACGTTGGTTACTTTATTGGCAATGGTGTATATCTTACTGGTGTTGTAGCAGCCACATCCAACAGCACTGGCGTTACCAACATCAACTATGGAACATCCAATGTTCGCATTGATTTTCCAGACGGTAATATTTCAGCCAATGTAGGCGCCAACGCCAATGTATTTGTTGTGGCACCTTTTGGCATCACTGTATCAGGTACTGCTGGAATTTCTGGAAACATCACCGGTGGTAACTTAACCACAGTTGGCAAGGCCAACGTTGGTATACTAGAAGTAGTTGGCAATGCCAGTGCAAATTATTATTTTGGTAACGGATCACAATTAACTGGTGTTCTCAACACTTACTATTCTAATATCAATCTTGGTACGTCAAATATTCGTATTGACACTCAAGATGGTCCTATCCTTGCCAACGTAGGTGGAGTTGCCAATGTGTTTGTGATAACAAACACCGGTGCAAATGTTTTGGGCACATTTGATGCCACAGGTAATATCACAGGTGGCAATTTAACTACAACTGGTATTGCCAACGTTGGTACTTTGGCAGTGACAGGCGCTGCCACAGTCACCGGCAACATCAGTGGCGGAAACATCAGTACCACTGGCAATGTCACTGCAACTGGTAATGTCCAAGGTAATTATATTCTTGGTAACGGATCACAGTTAACTGGTATCAGTACTGATACCAATAAAATCTTCAATGGTACTTCAAATGTACGCATTGACGCTTCGGGTGGTAACATTTCAGCCAACGTGGGCGGCACTGCCAATGTTTTAATTATTACATCCACTGGTGCCAACATCAATGGTTATATTGATGTCACTGGAAATGCCATAGCCGGCAATTTAACCACCGCTGGCACAGCCAATGTTGGCAAATTAGAAGCAACAACCACTGCCAATGTAACAGGAAATTTAACTGCTGGAAATATCAGCACTGCTGGCCAAATGTCAGCAACTGGCAATGCCACAGTGGGCAATTTGAGCACTGCAGGCCTAATATCAGCAACTGGTAACATCAGCAGTGGAAATCTAAACACAACTGGCCTAGTATCAGCGTCAGGCAACATCACCACAGTCACTGGCAACGTCAGCGGAAGCTATATTCTTGGTAATGGTTATTTCTTGACTGGAGTTATTACTTCAGTTGCCAACATCAACAACGGCAGCTCAAATGTAAGAATTGACAGCTCGGGTGGTAATGTGTTGGCCAATGTAGGTGGTGTGGCCAATGTATTTGCTATTACTCCAATTGGCGCAAACGTCACTGGTAATCTTGCAGTTACTGGCAATGTCAGTGCAAATTACTTCCTTGGTAATGGCTCACAGTTGACCGGTATTGTTTCTACCACTGACAAGATTGCCAACGGTTCTTCAAATGTACGCATTGACACCTCGGGTGGTAACATACAGGCCAATGTGGGCGGTGTTGCCAATGTATTCTTGATCAGCACTGACGGAGCAAACGTCACAGGTAATCTCACTGCCACTGCCAATATTACTGGTGGTAATATCATTACAACTGGAATAGCCAATGCTGGTACGTTGATAGTCACCGGTGTTGCTACTATAACTGGCAACGCTGATGTTACTGGTAATATTACTGGTGGTAATATCAGCACTGCTGGTAGAATCACTGCAACCAGCAATGTCACTGGTGGCAACTTAACCACCGCTGGTATAGCCAACATTGGTACTTTGGCTGTGACCGGTGCTGCAACAGTTACTGGAAACATCACTGGTGGTAATTTAACTACCACAGGTACGGCTAACATTGGCACACTGGCAGTGACAGGCGCTGCCACAGTCATAGGCAATGTCACAGGTGGTAATCTTATCACTGCAGGATTAATTAGTGCAACTGGAAATATTACAGGTGGTAATCTTATCACTGCAGGTAGTGGTGGTAATATCACCGGAGCCAATGTTGTTTCAGCTACAACCTTTACGGCCACTGGCAATGTCACTGGTGGTAACTTAACCACCGCTGGTATAGCCAACATTGGTACACTGGCAGTCACAGGCAGCGGCAATGTCACAGGTAATCTAGGCGTTACAGGCAATGTCAGTGCAAATTACTTCCTTGGTAACGGATCACAACTTACTGGTATTAGTACCAATACTGATATAATCTTTAATGGCACTTCAAACGTGCGCATTGACACTTCAGGTGGTAACATCTTGGCCAATGTGGGCGGTGTTGCCAACGTATTTGCTATCACACCAGTGGGTGCAAACGTCACTGGTAATCTTGGGGTCAGTGGTAATGTCAGCGCAGGTTTCTTCCTTGGTAGTGCCAATGCTACAAATCTAGTATCAGGCACTGTTCCCAGTGCTAGACTCACTGGCACCTATGCGATTGACATCAGTGGACTAGCAGCGACCGCTAACACAGTGACTGATGCTGCACAGCCCAATATTACTTCGGTTGGCACCTTAAGCTCGTTGACAGTAACCGGCAATGTTTCAGGTGGTAATTTAACCACTGGTGGACTGGTATTAGCCACTGGCAACATCACAGGTGGTAATTTAACCACCGCTGGAATTATCAAAGGCAAAGATCAGTTTGTCATGGATGCAGGCCCCAGTGAAGGTGCCCAGATTGTTTTGGCCTGGCCAGGGGTCACAGGAATTTTTGGTCAAGCCAATGGTACTTGGAATATTGATGTTGATTCTGGCAATACGTTTAGAACCTTTTATCAGAATGCGTCTGGGCAATCTGCAGTACCTTTGTCAATTTACTCAGGAAACAGTTTAGCTCAATTCTCAAGCAACGTCAGCGCAAGTTACTACTTTGGTAATGGTAGTCAACTCACTGGTGTTGTTGCTGCAGCCGGGTCTAATATTGTCAACGGAACATCAAATGTCAGCATTCCTGTAGCCAATGGGAATGTCAACACCAGTGTTGATGGCACCGCAAATGTACTAGTAGTTACAAGTACTGGTGCAAATGTTGCTGGCACGTTTAATGCCACAGGTAACGTCACAGGTGGCAATGTCACTACCACAGGTACAGCCAATATTGGTACTTTGGCAGTCACTGGAAATTCCACAGTTCTTGGCAGTGAAAATGTCACTGGTAACGTTACAGGTGGTAATCTAATAACTACTGGGTTGGTAGCTGCCACAGGAAATATCACAGCAACAGCCAATGTCATTGGTGGAAATTTAGTCACTGCAGGTATAGCATCAATTGGCGGGAATATCACAACCGGAGCCAATGCCAACGTTGGTAATGTCAACACAACTGGCGTAGTGTCAGCAGCCGGTAATGTCATTGGCGGTAATATATCTACCACTGGTATTGCCAACATTGGAACTTTGACAGTCACAGGTGATGGCTTGATTTCTGGCAACCTAACTGTCAATGGCAATACCAATTATATTAATGTCACTAATTTAAATGTTCAAGATCCTATTATAGGCATTGGACGCGGTGCGAACAATACGCCACTGACTGTAAATGATAACAAAGATCGTGGCGAACAACTTTGGTATTATTCAGACAGCGAAAAGTCTTCATTTATTGGGTATGATAATTCAGCTGGCAATCTAATCGCTGCAGTTGACGCCACTATCACTGCAGAAGTAGTCACTGTCAATAGTTACGGCAACTTTGTAGTTGGTACACTGGCTGCAACCACTGTCAACGCCACTGGTACAATCAACGCTACCAGCAATGTCACCGGCGGTAATATCACCACTGGTGGACAAGTTGTTGCCACAGGTAATATTGAAACCGGCAATTACTATATTGGTAACGGTGCGTTCTTAACTGGTATTGCATCTGTGACATCGGTATATTATCAGTTACAAGTTCAAGGCAACACCGCAGGCAACAGTGCTGGCAATGCTACTTTAACTGCTTCTAACTCTGTGGGTATACTGTATCCACGTGCTGGTAACGGTGTTACAATGGTAGGCAACGCCACATCTGGTGTTCTTACAATCAGCATATCAGGCAGCACCAATGACGGTACATTCTGGAGTCAAAATAACAGTGCTGGGTTGGTAAGTGCAGGCATTGACGCACCCGACGTAGACAATGGATTAGTCACCGATGGCACACTTTCAGCCAGCTACGATCTTGGTGGATTTGAATATGTGGCTAATGCACCATTCAACGCCATTGACAGCGACGTATTACCAACAGTGCCAAATACCTATGTAGTTGGTAATAGTGCTCTGAGCTGGAAATCAATGTACAGCGAAGGTAATATTACTTCAGGCAGTGGTTATTTCATTGGTAATGGCGCATTGCTTAGTGGTGTATTGACATCTGGTGGCAATCTCAGCAATGGTAACTCAAATATTTCTATTGTTAGCTCAGGCGGCAATATCACTATGTCTGTGGCTGCTAACTCTAATGTTGCTGTATTTGCCAATGGTACTACACAAATCAAAGGTAATATAACACCTGCTGCCAATGCAGCTTACAATCTTGGATCTCCCACAGCACAATGGAAAGATTTATATCTAAGCGGCAATACACTTTATCTTGGTACAATATCTCTCAAATCAGGAGCAGGGAATACTCTGGGAGTTTTTGCTTCTGATGGAACTCCAGGGGCGGTTGCTGCCACCGCGGGATTCAATTATAACAGTCCAAATATTACAACCACCGGCAATGTCTCTAATACATACAATGCAATAAGTGGCGGCCCAATAACAGTTAATAACAATATTACTGTGACCATTGACAACGGCGCCACCTGGACAATCGTATAATATGAGTGGAATTTTAAACATTGGGAATATCCAGGCTAACACAGCTGGCGCGGCAACTACATTTGTACCAATAACTGCATTTGGCGGATTTCAAAATCAAGTCATTGCAGCCAATGGAGTACAATATATGTGTCATGTGTTTACTCAAAGCGGTACCTGGACAGTAAGTGCCACTGGGTCATCTAACGAAGTTGAATACCTTGTTGTTGGTGGCGGCGGTGGAGGCGGCATGGACATGGGCGGTGGCGGTGGTGGTGGTCAAGCCGTCTACGGAAAAACTACAGTCAGTGTATCAAATTATGGGGTAACTGTGGGTGTTGGTGGACAAGGAGCACCCGCCGGCGGCGGATTTAGAACCAACGGCACAGGTGGGCAACAACCAACTCAACATCAATTTACAGTTCCGGGTACCGGTGGTGATAATAGCCAGGTTTTTGGAGTCACTGGGCACGGTGGCGGATTTGGTGGCAGTAGTTATTATGATTATACGCCTGGCGCTTCTGGACAAAATTCCAGTGGAGGCGGCGGCGGCACATCAGGATACTCAAATGGCAGTCAACGAGATGGCGGAACCGGTAATTACCCCGGAGGCCGTGGTGGCGGACAATATTATTCTGGTGGTGGAGGTGGAGCAGGAACTCCTGGAACACCATCTACATTGCAATCTGCAGGTGGTGCCGGTCTTTGGTCAAATATTCTAGGTGTTGGATACTATTGGGGCGGTGGTGGTGGTGGATCTGGTCATTCAATCTGGGGAGGCAGCGGAGGCCTAGGTGGTGGTGGCGGTGGCGCGATAGAAACTACGTATGGCGGTCGAGGATTTAATAATGGATCCCCCGGAGGCGGCGGCGGCACTAATTCACAAGCCAACAAACCTGGTGGCAATGGGGGACCAAATACCGGCGGTGGAGGTGGTGGCGGCAGTCACTATAATTCAACCAACAAAGGCGGCGATGGCGGGTCGGGCATTGTAATCATCAGATATCCACTCACTGGCCCCACGACCGAACAACCTATTGCTTGTACCAATGGTAGTGCGGTTGCTGTCCCGGGCACTATTTTACAAACTGTTTTTGTCAGAACAGATAGGCAATTTCTCTATAATGCAACATCTTATAACAACGGTGGTGCATCAGGTGGAACCCCAATTGGTGAATTAGGATTAACTATAACCCCAAAACGTGCCAATAGTTTATTGCTAGTGCGATGGATGATCAACGGTGAAATGCAGCACGATACTGTTTTTACAATCAATAGAGATGGTGCATTAGTGACAACTGATGGATACGAAGGATACAATGAACAAGCAGGCGGATTTGTGCCTTGGTCTGGAATCATTACAGGGAAGTATGACCGTAACGACGTTAGCTCAACTGAAAATAATTGGTTCTTGCAATACTGGGTACCAGCAGGGTCTACTAAGATTACTACATTATACCCAGCAGTACGTAGCTCTACTTATGGCAGCAATCAAACACTATACCTTAACCGTACTGCTGGTAATTCTGGCCAGGATTCGCATGAAGTGGCAGTGAGTACCGGATATATCATGGAGATAGCACAATGAGTAAAATTATTGTTGGGGCAATGAGATCCGCTCAAGCCAACACTGCTATTACATTATCTGCAGGGACCAATATCTATCTTCCAGGAAGCTGTGTACAAATTGCCACAGTACGATCAGATAACCGTACAACATACAATGCACCCAACAGTGGTGGTGGTACAACAATTACTGATTTAAATCTCACCATCGCTCCTAGAAATGCCAGCAGCATGTTGTTGATAACCTGGATGATTTCTGGTGAAACCAATGAAAATGTAAATTTTTTGATTCATAGAAATGGTGCATTGATTACTGATTCAAATTACGAAGGCTACAACAACATGGCCGGGAATACCACATTACAGAGTGGGTATACAACATCTTGGTATGATGGTGATGTTAGCTCAACGCCGGCAACATTTTATATTAGATATCAAATTCCAGCTGGTAATACTGTAAGTAGAACCTATGCCCCGGCAGTGAGATCTAGTTCAAATGGTGGGTCATACACATTTTATTTGAATAGGCCAGTTAATGCACTTGGTCAAGAAAGTTATGAAAACGGAATCAGCAACGGCATTGTTATGGAGATAGGCGGATGAGTACTTTACAAGTTCAGCAGCTGAAAGGAACTGGTACCGGAAATACCATTGCCATGGTCAATCGCACAGTGTTTAACTATGCGGGTCGTATGGTGCAAATTCAAAATGTTAGAAATGATGGGTTCACAGCGTATTATGCCAGGAACAGTGGCAACGGTACAACTATTGGTAGTTTAAATATTCCAATTGCGCCAAAATACAGCAGCAGTTTGTTGATCATGGAATGGTTCATGTATTTTGAAATGCAGCATGACAATGTAATCGTGATACATCAAAATGACACGTTGATTACCACCAGTGGGTACGAAGGATATAATAATGTGCAAGGGAATCAACGTTGGTCTGGATTCTGTCCGGTACAATATGATGGTGATGAAGACAGCACCCCGCAAATGGTTTATATCTGCTACGCGATACCTGCAGGGTCTACGGATCTTAGAAGGTACGCCCCTGCTATACGCACATCAGATGGCAACGACTTCAGACCATTTTACTTAAATAAAACATTCGGCCTCACGCCATCCGACAACAAGGAGATGGGTGTGAGTTTTGGTACAATTATGGAAATAGCACAATGAGTATCCTTTTAACTAATCAAATACAGAATTTAGCTGGTGGAGTAATACTTCGTTCTTCTGGAAGTATTGTCCAAATTCAGTCAACAATTTTGCAGTCAACATTTACCACTACTTCGATTATCACAACATCAGGTGGTGGAGCAGCAGTATCTGGGCTATCTGCAGCAATTACCCCATCCTCAGCAACAAATAAAATTCTAGTTATGTGCAGTTTAAATATCATGGGGCAGGCAAGTGCCACACAGTCATATGCGTATCTTGCCCGAGGAACCACACCAATAGGCGTTGGCACCGGCGCAGGTAGCAGACCTGGAATGGGAGGTAGATATTATTACCCAGATTCAAATGTTTCAGGAATGATGTTTATGCAGTTTCTTGACAACCCGCTGACTACCAGTGTGTTGACATACAATGTCTATGTTGGTACTGAAAATGCATCATACACAGTTTATGTAAATAGAACGCAAAGTGACAGCGATAGTCTCAACGGCGCAAGAACTTCCAGTGTTCTCACACTCATGGAGGTAGCAGCATAATGCCAAGTACGTTAAGAGTAGATATACTCACAGATACTGCCAACACAGTACAGATTAGTACAGCAACTTTAGCTGGGGCAAGTAAATCTGCCTGCGCAGCAATGTATTATGCATTGAATGGAGGTTCGGGTACATTCAACGTTGGTGATAGCTCGTCCTACGGCATTACCATACCTTTCAATGCAGTGCAATTTCAAAACAATATATCCGCATCTGCTGGCAGTAATTTCTGGTCACATAGTTACACAGGGCGCTATGCAGTGCAAATTCAATATCGCCAAAACGGCGGTGGCGACATATGGTCGGTTATGGCAGTAACCAAAAATGGCACTTCAACTGCAGTGGGATTATCAGCAAGGACGGGCAGTGGTGATTCAAGAATGGATACGTGGCTACTTACCTATCCAGTTGATGATACTGGTGCAAACTATCGGGTGCAGCAATGGTGCGAAGGTACAAAAAATGTCACCACAAGTTTTAGTAGCAGTAACCCCAGCTGGGGCAATTACAGTAGTTTAACTAATAACACAGTAGGGACCGGCACTGGGCGAGCAGTGAATATGTTTGTTTGGCGATTAGGAGATTTATAAAAATGTATGACTTATCTGCAGCATTACTCAGTTTACGCCCCAATTCAGCATGGAAATTAAGTGGCGATGATTACACTGGATTAGAATGGCTTGATCTCAATTCGGCCCCACCGTCGCGGCAAGAATGCCAGGACGAAATGGCAAGATTACGACAAATATACGACAATCAACAATATGCCAGGAACCGTAAAGCAGCCTACCCAAGCATTGTTGATCAACTTGACGCATTGTATCATCAAGGATATGATGGGTGGCACGCAATGATCCAGGAAGTAAAAGATCGTTACCCCAAGCCTGAATAATGTTGGGCTAAATACTGCAAGGACAATAAGCTATGGCTATTCAAGTACAATTAAGACGCGGAACTTCAGCGCAAAATAACTCATTTACTGGTGCAGTAGGGGAGGTCACAGTCAATACTACAGATAGTACACTGAGAGTTCATGACGGTGCCACTGCTGGAGGCACAGCCACAGTTGGGTTAACTGCTACACAAACTCTAACAAATAAAACACTAACATCACCAACTATCACTGGATCAGGTGTTATTACAACAACTGCCAATATAACCGGGGGCAATTTATTTTCAACTGGTATAGTAAGTGTTAACTCAAGCAATGCAGCTCAAGCCATTACAAATGCAGCTGGCAATGGGGTAGGTAACATTGGCAGTGCAACTGGATATTTTAACACAGTGTTTGCTAAGGCTACTTCAGCACAATACGCTGACTTGGCAGAGATGTACGTTTCTGATGCCAATTATGAACCAGGCACTGTGGTGAGTTTTGGTGGTGCGAATGAAATTACAATCACAGAAATTCCACGCGATATTAGAGTAGCCGGAGTTGTGAGTACGAATCCCAGTTACTTGATGAACACTGGTCAGCAAGGGGAGTTTGTTCTTCCAATTGCGTTGACTGGCAAAGTACCAACTCAAGTCACCGGTAATATCAACAAGGGTGACATGATGGTTTCAGCTGGAAATGGTGTTGCTATGGCCTGTACTACACCAGCAGTGGGAATGGTTATTGGTAAATCACTCGAAAACTTCAGCGGCGAATCTGGTGTAATCAACATTGTCGTTGGACGACTATAATCCCTGCTCAATCAATTGAATCTTCTGTTGTACTGTATCTAAATTAACGGTATTCCAAAGACCCGGATGCATGGGTCTTGGCCACACTCCAGAATCAATCCAAGCATAGCCTTGATGTTCGTCATTTAAAGTGGGCAAGAATTCTTGATCTACTGCACAAAAGAATGTGTTATAAACAAATGTTCCTTCGGCACTGGTGAATTTTTCTATAGGTAAAAATTTACTAGACGCAAAACTTATTCCAAGTTCTTCTTGACACTCTCTTAAGATACCATCTAGTAGACTTTCATTACGGTCACATTTGCCACCAGGTAATCCCCAAGAATCTGGATGTCGTGTGTCGTTTCTAAGAAGGTAAAGATATCTACGAGTGGCGCGACTAAAAAACCAAATACCAACTGCGTTTACAATATAAGATTCCACGAGCCTCCGGGATATAACCCATCGTAACTTTTGACCCATTCGCCAACAGCGTTGACATCGGCCACTGGTATACCTAACCATTTGTATTGAATGCCAGTGGTAATATTGGTAACATACTGTGTGTCAGGCATGTTTTGTGAATCAAAAGACACACGCCAACGTTGTCCGTCGTACTCAACAATGTCATTGGCACGAGCAATCAATGGTTGACCATTGAGTCCAGCCCAGCCTCGTGGATTGCTAGAATACGGTCCGGTATTTTCCGTACTGCCTGTAGGTTCAGTCAGCAAGTATCTTTGACCAGTTAAACTTGAATCCAATCCATCACCTGGTGCACTCAGCAATGGGTTAATAACTGCATCAATTGGTGCCAAGGTATTTTGTGGCGCAGTAGCAGTATCAATATTGAATAATAGAAAGCGATCATCAGCAGGATTCAGCGCCACTGTGCCAACTATCTGTGTGTCAGGCTCCCAGGGATTATCTAGTGTAACATAACTGATACCTGGACGTAACGTACCATACAAGTCAATCACACTTGGCCACACCAATTGATCTGGCACTGGCGAGTCAGGTGGTGTAAGACTTGTTATAGGTTCGCTGATGACATCCTGTGGCTGCAAAATTTGTAACTGTCCATTCAACAGCAACACTTGATAATTGTAGGGTGTGACTTTGATTCGTGTTCCAAGCAGCAGGTCGCTGTCAATAATGGCATTGCTGGCATCGCCTTGTGAGTCGTAAATGCTGGCAATGATACGTTCCACCACTCCCAACTTCTTGATTTTAGCAGGAGCACTGATCCAAATTGGCAATCCAAATCGCAATGTACAAACATCAATTTGATCATCAGTGCCTTGTGGTATGCTACGACTACTCCAAGTCACAGACTCAAGTTCAACTACACTTAAACTGGTCCAGTCAATGTAGTTGTCTGTGCTTTGTATTTCCAAGCTAGGGTTGAACAGCGTTAGAATCTGCTCAAGCAATTGCATTTTTTGATTGGTATTAGATGTCCAGATGTCAAGATTTAACGTGAGCTTGTAAGGCACAGGCATCAAACGTTCAATGGTAAATGCGTTGGCCTGTGTGACTTCGTAAGAGTCAGTTTCACGATCAAAGTAACGTTGACGAACATTGATCTTGTCCACAAATGTTGGTTCTTGTATGCGGCCACGATCATAATCCAAGTTCACAATATAAAATGTCATCAACGGAGTTGAAGGCATCATATTTGCAGAGTTCTGTTGAATAATGGTTTGTGCATTGCGACTTGCATCGCCGTACCGCACCGGAACACGTACCAAGGTATCAGGTGGTGACACGCCGGCTTGGTTCTGTCCAAACTCAACTTGGAAGTTTGAAAAGACTCTTGTAAACTGCAACAAGAATCGGCGTATTTGACCGTCATAAAAAAATTGGGAAATTTTAGTTCTCCTGGTGAAATTGTTGCATAAGTTAACTTGATTTCTGTCCTGGTTGTGTATCTGGATACGGCTTCCTTGGTTTATCGCCACCTTGATCGCCATTGTCTGCCAGTGGTTTGAGTGCGCGACTGAGACTCTGACGACTAGGTATGTTACCAAGATCAGTGGTTGATGTAGTGTATGTATTGTTGACAAACGTTGACCGTAAAGTATTGTTGTCTGAGCCAGGAGTGAGTTGTGTGCGAACAACTTCTTCAACCTTGATCCAACGAACACCATCAAAACGGAACAATCTATTGGGGAAATAATCCAATCGCAAACAATATTCGCCTAGTTGAGCTTGTAACGGGAAGGTGACTCCTGGTGTTACTGGTAATCCATTTGGCGCAATCCCGTCACCAGTTAGGTATCCTGCTGTATAACCATCTGCACGAGGAGTTGTATTCTCGTTGGTGACAGTGCGGCTTGCATCTGGGGTGGTATCATCAGAAGTGTATGTGCTGGGATCTGCTGGTGACCCATCGGCGTTTGTTGGTAAAATATAAAACTTAACTGTGTCGTACCCTGACAGTGGAACTTCGGCCTCGGCTTGTATCAAGATAGCATCATTGATTTCAAGATCTTTGTTTCTTGTACTTGCACTGTCGGCAATGGTATTGGGATTAGTCTTCTCAATCCAATAGAATGTATCTGTAATTGGTGTTCCGGTTGGAACATTTTTAATTGCCACATAGTATTTGTTGTCGGCATTGACAATACTGCCTGTGGGATAAAAGTTTCCGTTGTCCCAGATGTTGTCAGGTTCAAATGGTTGCTGCAAGATTGATTGATACTCTTGTGCATTGACCATTGGAGTGGCTTTGATTCTCCAAAGGTGCGGTTGCCAAGTCTGACTGAAACCTTCACTGGCAAAACTGGCATCTTGGATTACATAAAACTTAGGCAAGGCCTTGGGTATGGCCTGACTCAACGGATGATAGTCTTTTAAGTTGGGAATTTCTAAAACATCGCCATTCATCAATTTACGACCAAATGTATCAATCATATCGTTGTAGTGAAAGGTAATAAACAGCGTGTCGTTGTTTAAGAACAATCCAAACTGAGTCAAATCAAAATCAATGTCTTGTGCGCGATACACTCCACGCATGATGTACACATCAGGATCATACACCCGATCTCTATTTTCTAACAGCAGCAGATCTTCAATGAACAAGGGATTGCTTTGACTGTAATTTGGTAAAGTAGCATCAGAGTTGGCTGCTGATGAATCATCAGGTGCAGTGGGCACTGGTCCCATGTATTTGTGGATATACATGTCTAGCCCGCCAACAGTGTACATCTCCGAAATAGTACGGTCAAAAAATTGATAATCTTTGGTGCGATTTGGTCTATAAAGCGACAACCGAGGCACGTTATACTCCCGCGACTAATTTCTTAGCCAGTTTATTTGCCTTTAATGTCGCAGTGCGTTTAGCAATCATTTCAGGTGTAAGTTTTTTACCATACATACCATTTTTCTCCCCTGCGCAAATTCGTTTAGCAATGTGCTCGGCAGTTTGTTTTCTGCCTTTAGTGGTGGCACTTTGTTTTGCCCTGGCCTCAGCTGATCTTAATAATCCTTGGTGAGAAAGACTGGCGTTCAGTCGATGCTCGTCAGACCATTCTTTACCAAATGCTGGATGATCTTTGCCTCTACGACCGAACATAGGATTATTCTTACCTTTGAATTTCTCACTTTTAATTTTTGAGCCGGCAATTTTAATGTTTTCAAATACCCGACTTGATACTTTATATCTTTGCTTTCCTGGAAGTTCGCGGTATAACATACAACTGAATGCATTCCACATTTGATACTTTTGTTTTGTGTTGATAACCATTTTAATGAGTAACCAATGTACAACAAAATGTTCTCTAGCAGTTAGTTTAACTAAATTGGTTTCACTGTCACTACCGCCCAAACTTTTGGGTATAATATGGTGTCTTTCACTATAACCATCGTTGATTATTACTCGAATTTTTGCTTGTTCGATAATTTGATTATACCAACGGGTATACTTGCTGTTATTAAAGATCATGCAGTATTTATGGGCGGTTGACCAATAAATCTCATTCTGCTATAATTATCTATATCAGTAAAAAGGAGTTAACATGATTGCAACTCAAAAAGCCCCAAAACCCATTAACCCACGCAGCCCTGACACCAAACACACTGGTGACGAGCCAAATTGGCGCTTACAGCCCACAGAAGATCGTAAAAGTGCATTGACACAGGCGTTTGGGTGGTACAATTACTATTGCAGCAAAACTGATGCCAAAGCGTTCCTGCTGGATTGGCTAGAGCGCAGTGATCAGCGAGCCGAGGCCCGTGCCTGGAAAAGTGTACCCGAGCAAGCAATCAGCCCCACAATTGGGTGGTTGGCTAGAATGAACACCATGGGACTCACGCTGTCAGAGCACGAGCAAGCCCAACTCACCACAGCCATCCGACACTTGTTAGATACACATCGCCCAGTCAAGGCACCCGTGGTCAAAGACGAAGTAGTGGCAGCAAAACCCAACATTCAAGATCACTTGCGTGAACGTGCTAGAGAATGTGCTGCAGAAATTGATAGCATGTTTGATGACTTTGTTATAGCCGGTGCAAAGCTCACTGCTGACACCAAGCCCATTGCAATGATACGTGGCATGAATATCAGTCCACAGATGGTGAACATTGTTGCTGATGTGTGGAAACGCAGACTTGACGAGTATGAGCAAGTAGTAGCCGGCAAAGATGCACAACTGGTTGAGGGATACAGCAACTTCTCAAAGATGCAGATGCG